CTTTAGTTAATTGTTTTAATGAAGCCAAATCAAGTCTATCTAAATGTTTTGAAAGAGCTTTAGCTTGTTCTGGTGAAATTGTTTTTGGCATTGTACTATATGATTTTTGTAATCTCTTAATCATATCTGAAGTAAATTCAGCAATGTCCTGATATACTTCTTCGCCTAAAATACTTTTAACTGTTTTTAAAGGTAGTTTCATAAGTTTAGCTATTTCTTCAGCACTCTTACCTTCTTGGTCTGCTGTAAAAATATCTTTCATTCTACCTTCTTCAATTTCATCACCAGCAAATAGTGGTGATTTAATTGTTGACATAGTTTTTTTAAATACTTTATCTTTGTATTGTTTAATTTTTTTCTTTAATACAGCTAGTTTAAGTTTATCAGATACTTCGTTTACTTCTTCATTTACACTTGGATCGTTTTCCATATAGTGAGCAACACTGTTCATATAATCTTCAGCAGAAGTTATTTTAGATTGTACCCAAGCTTCTATATCGTAATCGTTACCTTTTGATTGTAGAATGGTCTGCATTTTTTCAGCGTATTGTGAAATTGTTTTTAATTGACCAATTGCCATAGAAACCTCATGGTCTCCCTCTTCTTTTAATTTGTCAAAGTTCTTTTTAAAATAATCGTATGCTAATGTTTTATCTCTAGTTGAATAAGCAACTTTACCATCTTTGTCTAATACATTGTATTGACCACCTATTGACATTGAAACATATGGTTTAATTGTTGCCTCTTGTACTTCTCTAATAGCATCTGACATTGATTTTCTGTATGTCATTATAGTGTACTCCAAACATTATCCCAATTAATTACTTTTCTTTTTAATTGGTTTTTTAAAGTTAATTCTAATCTTTGTCTAATTGTTATTGCATCATTACCTATTACACTAGCAAAATCGTTATGTATTTTTTCTAGTGATGAATAAGCATCAGCTAATTTCTTGTCGTTTAATATCTTATCAGCGATGTATCTTCTTGCTTCAAAGTGATCGTTTCTCGCTGTTTTAGCTCGTAGATACTGCAGATGAGTTTCACTCGCCTTGGCTTCTAATAAACCATAATCGCCTTTTTTAAATTGTTTAAATGACTTACTCATCTTCTTCCTCTCCAAATTGATCTTCGTGTGGCGTGTTTTCTGATAACTCTTTGATAAACTTATCCATTTCTATATCTTGTCCATCATTCGTTTTACCACTTCGTCTAGTTTTTCTCGCCATATTTCTTTGTATCTTTCCTTATATTTATCTATTGTAGCATCCGACATTGCCCATTCTTTTACATCTTTTTCTTCTACGCTACTTTCTTTATCTAGTCTAAATTTACTAAATGAATTGATAACTCTTTTTAAATTGTCTTTAGGATTACTTGGTTTATACTCACCACCTTGATGTTTAGGGTCATAAGTAGGTTCTCCTGGAGTAATTTTCGCAGTGTAATTAGCGTAATCATGTCCTATATCGTATGCTTCTTTTTGTTCGCCCTGCGCTCTCTTTAGTTGAGCAGTCGTAGGTGCACCTTTTTCACCTTTTTTTCTCATTCGTTCACCTCTTTTTCTTTTCATGTGTATATTGTGCCACAGTCCTTTACCTTTTTCGTCTAACTTATCAACTACTTCACCATACATTTGTTTAAACTTTTTAGTATGAATTGATGGTTTAGTCTTGGCATCTTTATCACCTGGTGCAGGTTTATAGTCGGTATCACCTTTTTTGTACTTATCTTTTTTAAAGTGATCTGCTCTTTTATCTTTGACATCTTTTGATAAACCTGAGTAATATTTTTTGGGTTGTGATCCTTTTTTCTTTTTGACATCTTTGTCTTGTGGAGTTGCATCTAAATCCTCTTGTATTGAATCTACAGCTGTGAAACCATAGTCAACATTTGTATCATATTCTCTCACTTCTACCTCTCTATCAGCGGCTACAGGTAAACAATCCCATATCCACGCTTTGTGTAAATTGTTATTATTGTCTTCTATTACGATATAGTTTGTACCTCGTCTTTTGACTGTACCTGATATATCTTCTTTTACATAATCTACTTTATCGTTAATGTTAAAGATCATTTCTCTAACATATAAATCTCTTACTTGGTTTTGTTCAAATCCTTCTAAACTAGCGACTGGTCTGTAAGTTCCTAAACCTGGTCCACCCATCATTGAATAACTAGCGGCAAGTTTCATACCTCGTCTTACTTGTTTCATAAGACCATCAGCATCTCTAAATGTATTTGGTAATCCTTTTTTAAATGAAATTATGTCACCTTTCTCAGCAGCAGCTCTCATCTTACTAGCACTCATACCAGTTGCGCCTTCAGCATCAGGATCACGCTCACCAGCAGATACTACTTTTATATTATCAAACTTATAGTAACCATGCCTTGACTTGACATCATTATATCTTTTTAGCAAAGTATCAAACTCTCTAATTCTATCACTACCAGCGACCATTACAATATTATTAAACTTACCATTTAATCTGACTAGTATATCTAATACATTGTTTGATGGATTGATCTCTATGTTTCTAGCATGTTGTGGAAAAATCTTTTTCATAAAAGATAATTTTTCTCTAGGTGATAGTGGATTCTTTTTAGGGTCTTCACTTCTACTTAAATAAATTTTGTAATTATTACTTTGTGATTTAACTTTGTCCATTAGTTTTAAATGACCAATAGTTGGTGGATTAAATCTACCAAAAGCAAATGCGATAGTATTAACTGCTTCAGTTTTTAAACTATCAATCTCATCATCTGTGACTTTACCATCTTCTAAAACTTCTTTACATTTCTTATAGAATTTTAAGTAGTGATATTTTTCTAGGTACTTGTAAATAATATTTTTAGGTAGTTTATGTTTCTTACCAAATTGTCTTATCTCATCTGGCGTCATATCGTCATTATAAGCACTTTGTCTTTGTTTGACTACATCATCACCTATATCTACTAATACCTCTATACTGTCTTCTATCTCGTCTAATTTAGTATTAATTTTGTCTTGTAAGTTTAATACATCATCTGTACTTAAATCTTTTAGTTCTTCGTAATCTATAATATCTCTTGCTAGTTCACCTTTGACTACATCTATTTCTTGTACTTTTTTTTGGAAGTCTGCCTCATACTTTTCAGGATCAAAAGTATCTTCTGTAGGTTTTCTTATAAACTCATTCTCATCAATATCAAATACACCATCTGCCATAGCGTCATTTTTTTTCTTTAACTCTGGGTCTGTGATTACATAATAGTTTACAGGGTGTTTTGTACCTGGTACGAGTTTACCATTTATATCTCTTAAACTAGACGCTAGTTCTTTTCTAGCTGTCTCTCTATCTTCTTCTGGTACATCAAATAAAACATTGATGTCTAAATCAGCATCGTCTCTATATTTTTTTGTAAGTATAGAGCCAATCAAAGAATATTTTTTAACAGGATATTTTTCTTGGAAACTATCTATCTGATCTAATATCATATCCACAACTACTTTTTTTAGTTTTGGATTATCTGTATCAGCATCATCAAATACACCAGGCGCATATCTTTGTCTAGGTATATCAATGATACTATCTTTTAATACACTTGGTTTATCTTTTAGATATTTAAATAAGTAATCTTTAAAACTCATATTCTTTTTTTAGCTTGTAATTCGTTGGCTATCCATTGTTTTGCTGTTAAATTTTGAGGTGTTGCTCTTAATTGACCTCTAATAAACTTCGCAGCTGTATTAAGTGTTTGTGTTACTAGTTCTTTTTCACTTCTATTATTATCAATAATTAACATTCTATTTGGACTAAAAATTCTTTGAAACTGTCCTATGTTTCTTTGTACACCATTCCAACTATTAGTTACAATATATTCTGGTATTGATCTAGGTCTATTTTGATTTCTTTCTAGCGCCACTTCTAAACTTGTATTAACAAAGATCATATAACTATCATAACCTATTTGATCTAACATTCTTTTTTGTGTGTTAATTACATTTAAATCTCTACCAGTTGCGTCTATGACTAAACCTAATCTACCTTGAACATATGTGTCTAATGCAGTCGCTGTTGTCATCTTTGCTTTTGCTCTTACTATGTTTCTAAAGTATTCTTCTTCATCTGGCATCTTTAAAGATAGACCAGCTTTTTTTAAACCTCTTTCAAATGCTGCGTCAGAGTTTACTAACTTTAAACCAGTGCCACCAAAGGCTGATCTAGTTACAAATGTTTTACCACTACCAGGTCCACCAGCCAAGAAAAAGGCTTTGAATATACCTGGGTCGTAAACACCCTCTCGCAATATTTGATTTAGTTTTTTCATTAGTTATTTACTTTTGCTCCAGCTCTCCATTGATAACAAGACCAATATCTAGCTTTTGTTTTTGGTCCTGGATTATCACAATTATGTCTAGCTCTAAATGACTTTCTTCTTGCTGGGTCGTCTCTCTTAATTGACAATCCAGTCGTATCACCAAATGATACTTTCTTTACTTTGTCGCCATCTTTTACATATACATAAAACTTTTTAGAGCCACCTCTAATTGGATCGTTTAATTTTACTTTTTTCCCTTGGTATTCTGCTTCTTGTAAAGGCTCATTTTCGTGTTCAAATATTACTTCGTCACAAGCCTTATCGTATTCTTCAAATTGTTTAAATGTTTTTGGCATTAGTTACTCCATCCTTTTCTTTTTCTTTTCTTAATATTCATTAACTATGCTCCTGCCAGTTCAACGCACCCACGGCGTCATCATTGTTTGTTGTTGCTCGTATCGCAATTGTAAATATATCACCTGTTGATTGACCTAAACTTCTAGTTAATTGTAATTGATGATTTAAATGTGTTAAATCTATGTGTGATGCTCCGCCTTTATTATCACCTACAAATACACCTTCCATAATTTTTTTACCACCTGTTAATGCTGTTGCTGATAAATCATATTCAACATTACTATCTGAACCTGCTGATACAAAACTAGCGCTTGTTAAACTTGTTACATTTGTAAATATTTTATATTGAAAAGCCGCTTGTTGTAATCCGTATAAATCTGCCATAACAGGAACAACAACACCATCTGTTCTAC